GTTTCATAACAAGACTTAAACAACAATAAGATATCTTCAGTTTTATATACTTCTCTTTGAACTGTTGGAATTATTTCATGTACTACTTGTTGATTCGGGTGTTGACTCGCCAATGCCTCTGAAAAAGAAACCAACATTGAAATTACTAAAAGAACCCGAAACAACATTCTACAGATTCACATCTAATCCAGTTGTCAAATTCACATCTATATTGTCATTAAAATGTTCAAAAGTTTGTGTATAACCAAAATCATCATTCGCGGTGACATCTCCCGGTCCAGGTGTAACTGTTAATCTTGATTTAATTCCTGCAGCTCCTGTTCCTGTTGAACTAGTTTCTGTTATGAATTTCATTATTCCTGTTGCGTCTGGAGACCCAGCATCTGCATTCAACAGTAAATAGTTAACTGAAAAATCTGTGCTATCTTCTAATACAATATATTCTGGAACATCTGCCTCTCCTGAAGGCATTCTGAGGTTTATTATCACGCTTTTCGTAACTGACCCAGACTTGATATCTGGATAGATATATCCTTTTATTTGAAAGGTTAAAGTCCATATAATTTCTCTCTTTAAACTAAGTTCACCTTCGTATGAATCTTCAAGGGAAACACCATTTAATATTATAGAAATATCAGGCTTAATATTCATGGAGTCAACTAAATTCACACTAACTGTAAATTCTGGGGTAAAGAAAGGAACAATCTGTTCAAAAATCTGTGCACCATCTTCTGAATTATCTACCATTGCCGACAATGTAAAATCAAAATTATAAGGAACAGGATTATACTGCTTCATAAGGGAGCTGGTTCCCGCAGCAGTATTTGCGGCATAGACTTGACCCAGCGTATTTAATTTTCTAGTTCCATCATAAGCAATTCCAGTTAGAGAAAATCCCATTCTTGGAAGACTAGCTGCAACGCCTCCATCGGCCTGAACTGCTCTCATTCTAAGAATTAATTTGTCTTTGGCTTCGTATGAGATAGGAACTTTGATCTGTTCTGTTATAACACCGGCAGAATTTCTCCTTTGAATGTTTATATCATTAAAAAGTGTACCAAAAATTGCTACATATTTTCTAATAGTTTCATGATAATAAGTTGTTCCTAACATTATAAACTCCCGAATGGATTACCTTCGGTGAAATCAATAATAGCATCGGCCGCCGCTTCTATTTCTGCATTAGTTGCAGTCTCTTGTGTATCTGCAGCAGATGATTGGGCATCAAAAGAAGTAATAGAGTAAGTTGCACTAGAATCATCTCCAATAATGTTTACAGTTCCAGAAAAGTTACCTGTCATGTTTATGAGATTTAATAGTTTATCAGCTGCATTCCAACTGGCCACCTCTCCTTTGACTGTAGCAGCGGCGAGTGATGCCCCCTGATAGACTTGTTCACCAACAGTATAATTACCACTACCGGTATTCATTGTAAAATCAATTGAATAAGATTGTGCTCGTTCAATTGCGTCTATAACTTCAATACCAGTATTAAGAGATTGATCAGAATAAAAGAACATTTCACATAGAAGATCGTAAACTTGTAATCCACCAGTTTGATAAAATATGGATTCATCTTCTACAAACATTACTTGAAATAATGATCCAGTAGTAGGAAAATAAATTAGATCTCCTCCTGCTGGTGCGTCTGCTCTCCCCTCACCTTGAACATTCAATTCCGCCCATCTGCGTCTCGCAACAGTAAAAGTAATTTGATCTTTTATTTGTATTCCAAACTTCGAAATAAAATCCCCCTCACCCTCAAATCCATCTACGGATTTAATATACATTTCAATTGTATGAGCACTATTATAAGATGCAGTATTATCCTCACCCATCAATGTATCTTCATCATTTAATGTTCTGGGACAGTAATATACATCTATTCCAAAAGTCTGTATTGCTTCAATATTCAAATTTTCTATTAATCTTTGCTCTGGTGTATTTGTACCATGCAGATTAAAATACTGATTTGTCGCCATTTATTATCCTATTAGATGATCTATTGGTAGTTCATACCGTAGTGACATTTCTGTTTGAATGGTTTCAAGTTCTGTAGTTGCATCATCATAAAGTTGTCTTCCATTCATCGTTACTCCACCCGGCAATTGCATTCCCTCAAACTTGGTAAGATTTTGGCCCCATTGTTTTTTCATCAATGCAGTATTGTATCTTTTGAGAAACATATCACCCCAAATATCGGCATACGTGGCCGGATCAAGAATTTTATCTACTTCAACAACAATAAAATCATCTATATCGGCATCTGTTCCCCATGAAATATCAAGATATAGTTTGTCTGCATGACGGTTATATCTAAACATTGGCTGACCTGTAAACATTTCATTTATTAATTGTAAATATTCTTGTGCAATTTCAAAACTTGCTAAACCACCACTTCCCAATGAATGCATTTCAGAAAGTGCAAACTGATACTTAGAGGAAAACATAGAATTAGTTCTAGAATTATCAGAAAAGGGAATAATTCTTCGAACTCCAATAATTGCTTCGGCTATAGTTATGTATTTGTTATCGAAATCACCTATTGCGGTTGCAGTAGATCCATGAGTTGACGCTGTTGCTGAACTAGTATTGCCTGTAATAGTCTCGCCAGTTGAAAAAGTGGTAGTAGTATTTGCATAAAACGTATTACCATCTCCACCCGATTTAACTTCTGGGTCTTTGTATCTTAAAGTAGTATTAGCACTATGGTATGCGTGTACTGTAGCCTGTACACCACTTGTACCTCCAGTAATTATTTCTCCATCTGTAAAAGTTCCGGAGGGAGATCCTGCTAATTTGAGAGTAGAGCCTGATATTTGATGTTTTAGAAATGTGTTTTCGGTTGCATCAAAATGATATTCTTGGAAATATTGAAGAGAATCATCGATACAGTCTTCTACTTGGTCATCATCAATATTTAATTCTACTACTGGCCAGCCAAGTTTTCGTTTACAATAATCTTTAAAAGTTGTTCTAGTAGTTGGTTGTGTCATTTCGTTGCCTCCGCAGATATCGTTATAATTCCTTCTGCCAATCGTTCTACTATTGTACCACCTGATTGTGTATATTCAACATCGTAAACATAGTTTCCAGGAGAAACAGCTGCAGTCTGTGTCGCAGTCAGAGAAATTGTTACGTTTGATCCCGCAACAGCAGTTGTTAAAGTGGTAATATTATTTGATGAATAGTAAGATTGACGCATCTTAGCGGCACATGTCCCTGTAGAGATAGTGACATTCTGACTAACAGAATTTTGCGCGGTGATTACTTTTTCAAACGTGCAACCTTGATCTAATGCAATGTTTACAGTTTGTTTTTGGAGGGTCAATGCCACAATCCTTCTCCTTGTATAATAGTGTAGTTTATATAGTTGTTCCTATACTATTTATATGATAAGGAAATCTGTGGCATCTAATTTAATTTTGCTTTTAGTTCATCAATTTGAACTTGTTGTTCTTTAAGTGCTTCAAGAAGAACTGCAGTCATTTTTGTATATTGAATTCCTTTTGGTTTTCCATCAGAATCATGAGATACTAAATTGGGAAGAATTTTATCTACATCTTCTGCAATAAGTCCATAAGAATTTTTACCACCATTTTCTTCATTCTTCCAATCAAACGAAACCCCCTGCATTTGTAGAACAGAAGGAAGTATATTTTCAATAGGTTCAATATTTGTTTTCATTTCTCTCATAGAAGTTTCAGTAATACCTCCAGCAACTTCTAACATTGTGGATGGTGCTGCTGTTCCTATGCCTAACCAACCCTGATAGTCAAGCCGCATTTTCTCTGCGGCCGCTTCTGAACCGGCAGTTGCAAAAACAAGTTCGGTTCTATTATTATCTGCTGCAAATGTGTCGTCTGCTTCCGCGTATATGGATGCTCCAACCAAAATCGCATCTGTTCCACTTCCTTCCAGTGGTGCTATAAATTCAATTCTTCCTAATTGGTCTGCATCTACTACAGTTGCTTCAGCAGTTTCTAATCTTAAAACTCCTGCACCAGCAGCTCCTGTTCCAACAGGACCTCGTACAATAAGTTTATCAGCCGATGCATCATAAAGCATATAAGCGGCTGCGGTTTCACCAAAGAGCTTAACATCATATCCAGCATCATCAACTCCCATTGTCAATACACCAGCTTGATCTATTGACATACGTTTTGTGCCAGCAGTATAGAAATCTAAATCATCATTATCTGCTCCAGCTGATGTTTCCGCAAGAATTTTTGTATCTTGGTCAACATCAATAAGTCCTCCAAGACCTGCCCATGTTGATCCACTATATCCTTCAAAACCACTTGTTGTAGTATTATATCTTATTCCACCTTGTACAGCAGGGCCTCTATTAGAAGATGTTCCAACTGGAACAATTATTGTTGATGTTCCTACAAATTTTGCTACACAATTCGTAGAATCTTGTGTTACTACAAGTGGAACTGCTGCGACTGCCGAGGCGTGATTATTATGGATTGTTACTAAAGTTCTTATTCCAGTATCAGCAGAGTTTGAATCGATTGCTAAAGCCGAACCTGTAGTTAACCCGTCCATTGACATATTGATACCAGTTCCAGTAGTGGCTGCATCTGCTGTAATATCAATGACTTTTCCTGTTAGTACTCCTGCGGAAGCTATTTCTAATGTTGTTCCACTAGTCTGAACAGCTGCAATTTTAGCAGTATTTGTGGTGTCTTGTTCTGAATCAATTTCAAGTGCATATCCACCGGCCGCAAGATTCGTATCAATGAATAATCCTCTACCGGCATCGGCTACTAAGGCGAGTGTGGTTGCGCCTACTGCTGATGCGTGATTCTGTGTTATACTTGCAATATTTCTTGTACCTGTACTTGCAGAGTCACTATCAACAACTATAGCTGAACCTGTAGTAAGTCCATCCATCGACATATTAATACCGGTTCCAGTAGTGGCTGCATCTGCAGTAATATCAATAACTTTTCCTGTCATAATTCCGACTTGACTTACTTCAAGAACTGTTCCGCTTGTTGCAATAGAAGCTATCTTTGCTACATTTGTGGTAGTTTGTTCTGAATCAATCTCAAGTGCAAATCCACCTGCAGCGAGATTTGTATCAATAAATACACCTCTTCCCGCATCTGATTGTACAGTAAGTCCTGTTGAGCCTGTTGCGGAAGCATGATTTTGAATAACTGTTGCAATACTTCTAGTATCAGTAGCAGAAGAGTCTGAATCAATATAGAGTGCTGACCCAGTAGTGAGTGCATCAGAAGTAATATCAATAACCTTACCAGTGGTTACTGAATCTGCTACAATATCAAGAACATCTGCAGTAGTTTGACTGGCTGCAACACTTATTGCAATCTGATCTACATCTGCTGAAGTAACTGTAAGGGCGGGTTTTCCTGAATCGGTCTTTTGTGTTATACCTGCATGACCTACCCAAACATTTGCCCATTGCATTGTAGTATTACCAATATTAAAAGTAAGATTGGCATTTGGAATTAGGCTGGAATTAATATCTGCGGAAAACGTTACTTGATCAGTAGCGGCATCACCAAAAATAAGATTACCACTTATCGTAGTATCTCCATCTGTTATAAGATTTCCGTGTATTCTTAAATTTTCTCCTATCACTGCCGATTTGGCGATACCCACACCTCCTGCGGTGATAATCGAGCCAGTAGTATTACTTGTTGAATTTGTGGTGTCCAACAACTTAATGAAATTACTCATTCCATCAGTTTGTGTCATGACCACAACTTCATTTGTCTTGACTCTCCATTGGTCAAAGGTATCTGTTAATGCGACATTGGCACTCATGGTTTATGACTCCTATTTGTTTCTAATAAATTCTGTAAGAAGAGTTTTAATCTCAAGCATTTCTACTCTTATTGTTGTGAGTTCTTCGACTTGGCCTCTTAGTATATTTATATCACTTTGTTGTTTATAAAAATATTGTTGTTCTCGTCTATGTTGTTGTAAAGCATTGTAATCTGTATTCAATAATGCCTTAGAGTGAATATCTCTTATGAATCTAGGATCTTCTGTTTGTACAATTCCCATATTAATCTAATGCGATTGCTCGCATGTCCTTTACTCTTGGCATATCGTATGTAGTATCCGCAACTAATGCTATCTTAATTGCAAATATTTTAAATGTTTCATATCGTACACTATTCGATGTATATGCAGCGGTTTCTGCGGGAGTTTGAAAAATAAACTCTTGAATATCTTCTTTCCCTTTAGAAATTGTACCAGAAGAAGTCTCTTGCGTCATTAATATATAGTTTTTCAAATCAAAGTCATCTGGATCATCTCCGTTCTTAACTTTATAATATACATGAACATCTGTACCCAAAGGTTTATATGCACTTAGAATAATTTTTAAATCTGATGCATCGAAACCATCTTTAAGAGTGACCCTTCGTGAAATATATTTTGCTGATATAGGACCACCACTATTTCTTTCTTCTCCTGTACATTGTACTGCTGTATTAATTGATCCAGCTCCAGTAACGGTTGACATTGTGACTGTTGGATTTTGAGTATATCCTGAACCAGTATCAACTACTACAACATTTGAAACATATCCATTAGCAACTAAGACTGTCATCTTAGTATTACTTCCACCTAATCCACTTACTGCATTTGTTTGTGCATTTGGATTTGCCCATATCAAGGCTCCATTAACAAAGTCCCCGGCACCAGAAGTAGCAATCGTTTTATTATTTGCATTCGTTTTAATGGTAACAGAAGAAACGTTCTTTGATGTATTACCTTCCAAGTGAGTAACAGCCGAAACAATACCATAAACACCACTATTATTCGCGTTTGTGTCTGCGGCAACATTACACATTACAGCTTCACCAACAATGAATGCGGCGGGGTTACTACCGTCAACTGTATATCCACCATTGGCACTTGATATTGTAGTAGAATTTGAATTAACATTCATTGTCAATTCAACATGAACGTTTGCTGTTGCAGTATTTGTAGTTCCACCACTTGTTATCGTTGCGGTATATGCAGAGGACATAACATTCGTATAACCAGATCCTTTGGTTGTTATTGAAAAATCTGCATCCGCGAGTGCACCATTATCAACATTATTTTCGACAGAAATTAAATTCAATCGGTCAACATCAATAACAGGTGTAACATGAGAATTAGAAGATTTCATCTCTGCTCTAATTCTAAAAGACCCATTAGTATACGCAAGTACTCTTTTTCTATCTGTCAACTCATAATTCTGATCTGGACTAAATTTTACATAAGATGCAGATGTTTCAGTACCATCAGCTAATGTAAATGTACTATTAGATGCTGCATACTTCCATTGTACTTCTGTATCACTAAAATCTATAGTAGAAGTTCCAACTTTAATTACATCCGCCATTACGTTTGCTGTATTACCTGTGGCAGAATTTGCAGCTGTAATAAATTTTGCAAAGTTATTACTACCACCCCCACCTATATCGAAATCGGCTCTCTGCATCTGGAACATTACATATTTATTTGGATCTGCTTCCCAAACTCCCGCGTTTTGTGGTTTATAAAAAGAACCAACAAATGAAGGTTTGGATATTTTGGCAATAGACCCTGTAGAGGTTTTTCCTTCTTCTGCCATGTGCACTTTATAATCTGTACTATTTGATGTAAGTACTAATGCATATTCATCAGGCGTCAAGAAAACAGGAGAATCAAAAGTAAATGTTGTTTGTGTAGTTGTGTTTGCAACCGCGGCGTTTGCCGTAGTTGAAGCCTGTACTCTATCTGGATTTAATGAAACTTCACTAAATGGGATTACTTTAGAAGCACTTGGAAATCCGTTAACTATTGGTCGTAGTTGTAAT